GGATGGAAGAGATAGTCGTTTTTTACGACGTACAATTAACAACTGCTCGGCCTGCGTTACATCTTTAAGCCTACGTATAGCAATAGCGTCCTCGAGGTCAATCTCTTTTTGTAGTAAAGACTGCTGGATATTGGATTCTAAGTAAGCCTTATCCATATCTTCCATCTTTGCGACCACGCGCACACCGAAGTTATACATAGGTAGGTCTGCAAACGAAGATATTACATCCATACTGCTGCTGCCAAGGGCTTGTTCGTATGTGCGATATAAAACGCTATCCTTCGGAATAATCTGCAAGCATCGCACTATGTCATCGCATACCTTCTTGAATAGAACCATAGCGGCATTAGTGATGTCGTAAGTAGCATTATTAGATGCTTCAATGGCTTGCTGACGGACCCCTACTAGCTGTTCACCTTTTGGAGTACTTCCGTCTACCACTTCGTTGAGTCCTGTCGCGTCACGAATCATACGCAGGTAGTGGTTGTACAAAGAAATAAGTTCGTTGATATTGCGAATCTGGTTGCTAATCTCACGGACCGGGGGGTTCTGGAATCCTCCTTCTGGATTCTTAGAGCGGTAATAGAAGATACCCGTCTGTTCGTAGATGTCTTGGATGTCGAGAGGCTGAAGCTCTCCGCCACGGCCTAGCTGTACGTTCTCGAGTCCCTCGATGTCAATCATAAGACCATCAGGCTTAGCCTTGGCTATAGCTTGTTGAATCTTAAGGTGAGTGATTTGCAGCTGGTCAGCAAAGCTCTTAACCATTGAAACCATAGACTTAGGAATCATACGACGCAAGTTGGTCGCCACTACGCTGTAGCTAAGGCGAGCACGAGTTAGGTCGTGTACGTTCCTAGGTATATTTTTCTTCACGCCGTAGTCGAAGAGAAAACTAGTTCCGATGATATACTTACCGCCATATACGGTAGCCGTCTGCATACGGTAAGGCTTGCGGTCATATACGCTTTCGCGAGCGGCCTCATACTTAAAGCCTTTATAGTAAAATCCTACGTTGCCGTAGCGGGACTCTTTCTCCTCAAAATATACATCGTCAACACTAAGATACTCAAACTCAAGTACTTCTACTATAAACTCATCATATCCATAAGATACGGACTGCAAGTTCTTGTCGTAGTACGACTGGTTTAGTCCTGATGAATTGTTGCTATACCGATTCTGTACCATCGTAGCGAGCTTCTGATACTCGTCTTCTGTAAACTGGTCTCCAGCTTGACGCTTGAGGTCCATAATACTCATACGACGTACGTGCCCTGCGTAGATAAGGTCCGACATATTAGGGTCGTCGGTGTGGCTGTGTATAAAGTATGCAGGGTCTACATAGTTCTCTACGATTCCGTAGTTAGGGTCATTTTCACGCTTTACGACTGCCATACCGATAGACACTAGGTCATCGACACAACGTCGATAGATGCGCTCACCGAACTCGTTCCAGCTTAGCGTGAGCTCTGTAGCAATCTGTGTGGCTATCTCACTAGCAATCTTGATGTTTGTGTCAAGAAAAATCTCTGCCTCTTCTAGGGTATCTGGTAATGAAGGTACGTCATATCCAGTTCTAACACCTAGACCTTCAAGCTCACTGAGTAATGGCTTAAGCTCTACCCCTGCTTTTACCTCCGCTTTTTTCTTTTCTTTCTGAGATACTGAAAGTGGGTCAACAGCCTCTATGTTTGGATATGGGTTACGAGACAGAATTTTGTTTACGACAATTTTAACGAACTTCGGTACAATCGGCACTGGAGACCAGTCGATGTTAAGTAGCGTTCCATCACCGTTGTTTGGGTCCAGTGAATTAAGAATCTGTTTGTATATAGCAGTATCCTGGGTGCCGTTGGCGTAGTCTCTGTTCTGCTCAAACTCCTTGAGTCTACGACGAAATAAGCTACCATCGTCCTCAGGTCGACCCCATTGTGTCTCTATGCTTTTCGCATATTGAAGACCGTAATCCTTTGACTGCTTGACATCATATGGTGCAAGCGGGTCAGGAAAATTATTAATGGGATGAGGATTTTTCCCGTTGTACATATAGTAATTCCTTTATATAAGCATATTATGCTTTCAACGGCAAATATAAAGCAATTAGAAACGCGCCTTGTAGCGCCTGAAGAATACCTTATCAGTTGTGTCGCTTAGCTTTTTCTCCTTTACTATTGTCTGAGCACCGAGCAGCGCAAGACCAGAACTAATCGTTAAGTCAAACTTAGTACGGTCGCTAATCTTGTATCCTATCCAATCCTGTAGTGTCCTATTGAAATACATTTTACCGTGCTCGTCTGTATCAGGCCGATATCCTATATGCTCGTGGAGGTAGGCCTCAATAGCGTGAGCGTGGGCCTGTATGAACTCTTGTGAGTTGGAAGGAACGCCTTTTGTGCGCACGCTGCCGCGCTGGTTAGGGGGCGTTAGATGTTGAGGTCTATCCATAATATAGTTATCATATCCTCGGGACTCAAAGTATCGCACGATACCATACTTGTTGTTTTCCACTAGCAGTGGGTATCCATAGTATACAGCAGCCAAGAGAACATCCTCGTAAAAGATACGCGCCAGCTCCGGTCGCTCCGCGTACTCCACTACAAACCTATTGCTAGGATAGTTCATATTGAACTTGTTAAAAAGATGGAAAGCGCCCTTGGAGCCCCTGCCATCTGCTGTCTCGTCAATATCGTATGAGTCGACACCTCCGACGCCTAGCAGTACATTACCCGGTGAGCGCTTACCGCCTTGTATCAACTGCTTGTTAGACTCCTCAAACGGCATAAGCCAAGACACGTGGAACTTACCGTTAGGGTCTGGACTGAATACCACCTTAGAGTCCTGCTGGCCGTTCGCCCATATGAAGTTACCACGTATCACCGGATTGGGAAAGAGGTTGCTGTTGTGCTCCAGCTGCTCGTATATCTTAGATATATTAAAGTGAGATGTCTTTGTAGAGTCTCGGAAGGCCTCTTCTTCTGTCCAAGGGAACTGGCGTATTACTTCGTTGAGCTCGTAGGGGTCGCTCATCAGCGCCTTCCTTTCGTTATTCAGATAGGTCTTAGCTCCTATTTTCACGATGTCTCCCTCCATAGTGCTTGTAGCTTTATCGGGGTCGTTTACTATCGGTATGCCGTGTATATCAAAGAACCCCTCTAGGGCCTCGTGTGCTGGTATGAATATTTTATAAAGACCGCTCTTGGTCCTTCCGTTATCGTTACGCTTCTTTGGGTCTGAATCGTAGTATAGCTTTCTATAGTTTGAGCCGCCTTTATCGAGCGGGTTAACTGTAGAGCCTACGAGGGCCTTGCCGACAACTTTTTTTCCCACGATAAGACAGGTCCTGTGAATACGCCATAACTCATTTATATCCAATGGGTTCTCTAGCTTTGAAGCCTCATCAAGAAACAGAGTGTGGAGCTTCTCACCGTCGTAGGCGTTGTTTACTGTGTTCTTCCAGTTGATGACGGTATCCAGTGCTTGGGTCATCATAACAGCCTTGTTGTTCTTCGTGATTCTCTGAGATGGCTCACGGAACGCAAGTTCCATACGTGGATTAGTAGTACCATCCTGTACCGGCTTAAAGAAGAACGGATAGCTACGGAACATAGGAAATACCTTCTTCATAAAGACGTTGTCCTGAGCATCCTTACCTGTCTTCGATATGATTCCTAGGAGCTTTTCTGCCACCTGCGTGCCTTCGTCTACAAGTATAGAAGCGGATATATTGGTATATCCAGAGCGGCGGCACTTTACGTATACCTGCCCAATGCATCGGGGGTCGGCTTCGCAGGCCGCATAGTGTATGAATAGCTTTCTTTGGAAGTCAAGATAGCTCGCGTATCCTATATCCATCTTGCTCCACTGCAACAGCATATAGTGGTGTCCGGTGATATACGTCGGTGTCCCGTTGTTATAAAACCACAACCCCTTTTTCCTTCTCGAGAACTCACGCTCTATGTAAGGTGTAAACTTATCTCGAAACTCCTTAGGAGCTTCGGACCACTCGTCCATAGTGCGGATTCGCTCCAGCTCCTTAGGTACAGATAACCTCCGCCAATACTGTTGGTCTGGGGGAAGCTCGTTAAATAGAATCTCTTTGTCGTCTGGCATCTCAGGAAGCTGGATGTACAAACGTGAAATCTCTATAATTTCTTCACCTGTCCCATCCGGACATATATTGATAACGAAGTCATCGTATCCGTCTATGTCTTTTAGACCTGCCATTATTTACGATATCTCTCCGCGAATCCACCAGCAAAGTCTGAATGCTCGGCAATGATATCGGTGTTTTTTAGGTCTGCGACAAGCTGCTCGAGCCTCTGCCTTTCTATGATAAGTTCTTTACAGGCTAATGCGGTTTCCTTAAGCGCGGCAAGCTCAGCTTTTCTAGCGGAACCGTTTAGCTCTGGGTCTACGGGCTTCTTCAGTTCCTCGGTCATATTATAGATAGCCTGTTCCATAGCCTCGATGAGGTTCTGAGACGCGACGATGGTGGTAAATTTAATGGGCCTCTTCGACATATAGAATCTCTTGTAAAAGCATACGCAGCATATTTTCTCCGTCTACTTCCATATCATAATCTGCTGATGCGCCGTAGCCTACGGTGTCGCCGACCTTTACACCCATCTCCAATAACGCCGGATGGTCAAACGCTATGACTCCACGCCTCTGGCGCTTCTCTTCGTCAATAAGGATTATAACACTTGAGTTAAGTTCTTTCTCCTTTATCTCGCGAAGGAATACCCAGTCCCCGAGCATATGCATACCTTCTTCATTCTTGTATGCCACAGCGTGGTTACCGTACGCTCCCTTAGGGTCGTACATAACTAAGTAACGCCCTTTCTCAATTTCAAAAGATGTGTTCATAACGACGTGATGATGGAAGTAGATGGTATCCCCTACTTTAGCTCCTGTGTCAACACGCTCTGGTATGCCTAGTATCTTACCAGATGTGATTCTGTTGGCGAACTCGTCGAACTTAGATGCTAGGTATAGCGTCTTGCCGGCGATTTCGATGGTGTCTTTGAACTTCTTTGGTAGCTCAACGATAAAGTGATTAAGTGGTTTCATATTAAATTCCAATAAAATTATTAGGGTTTTACTCCGTTACTCGAAGTGACAGTCGTACTCTGCTAGCGTCGGCATATTCTCAACGCGTTTCCAAAGCATAGTGCCGTTGGGGCTAGTGATATATATGTTGTAGCAGCGCTGGCCGTTCTTTAGGTATGTACGTTCGTCGAACTCGATGACCGATACGTTTCCAGCCCCTGCCTTCATATCTATTAGATAGGCTAGGGCGTCCTTCGGGTTTTGCCCGATGATTAGTTTTCTTATTATATTCATTTAATTGAGGTATTTATCTGGGTCGCCTCCGAAAAGTTTAATCCAGTAGTTTACACTTTTTGGCTCGTCGAGCTGTGTGTTTATAGATGTGTATAACGAATTCATTATATCCTCAAGCTCTTCTTCGTCGCCGATGTTCGTGGCGAAAGACATCTCTATAGAGTCGTCGGGCTCGCCTTCTACATAACGCCCTACGGCCATAAGGGTGAAGAACTCACCGTCTTTGTCGCGGTCTGATACAAACTTTTGTATGTCGTCGTATCGCTCACGGAGCTCCCTATAGAACTCTTTAGATTCGTATTCTTCCATATCCTAATTTTTATTAGTTACTAAACTAAGACAAAGATACTTTACTTCTTTGAGCGGTTTCTTGCCCTGTTAGCACCTTGTGCTTCGAACACTATCCCACCCTTCTTGGTATGTGATGCGTCAAGCTTGTCGCCGTTACCGTAGGTTCCAGCCTCCCGGTTCTTTTTATTTAAGTAGGCTCGGTACTTTTTTCGCTCTTCTGTCTTGTTGTACTCACGCTGGTACTCCCGGCGTTTCTCAGCAGATTCTGGATTGTCCTCGTAGAACTTAGATGTCTTAGTTCTTGCTTTCAC